TGAAGAGTCGTTAAAAATTTGCCATGATAAGCGGCAAAACCTTTTGCATTATAAAAGCGAATTTACCCAAAAAATTCGATTATTAGTTAAAGATTCCAAATTCTATGAAGAGCATGATAATTGCCCAACATGTTCGCAAAGTATTCCAGAAGAATTAATTAAAACAAAATTATCTGAAGCAAAAAATAAAGCTATAGAATTGCAATCAGCATTAGATATTGCTCAGGAAAACTCTAAATTAGTTGAGGAAAAACTTGAAAAATTAAATGATTCAACAGCTATTATCCGCGATAAGACTTTATTAATGTCTGGTAATAACAGAGAGATTGTAAGAATTCGCTCACAAATTGAAACATTATCAACTGCTATTTCTAAAATTAAGGGTAATGAAGGCGATATTAAAAAGTCTTGGGAAAGTCTTCAAGCACTTGAAAATGAAAAAGAAGAGTATTTTGAAACCAAACTAACTATTAATGACGAATTTAATTATAACGCTGTTATGATGGAAATGCTAAAAGATACCGGCATTAAAACTAAAGTTATTAAACAATATATTCCAGTAATAAATAGACTTGTAAATCAATATCTGCAAATCCTAGATTTTTATGTTCACTTTAATCTTGATGAAAGTTTTACTGAAACAATCAAATCTAGACATCGTGATTCATTCACATATGACTCATTTAGTGAGGGCGAAAAGCAACGCATTGATCTAGCATTGCTTTTCACATGGCGTATGATTGCTAAAATGAAAAATTCTGTAGCAACCAACTTGCTTGTTTTAGATGAAACATTCGATTCATCTTTAGACCATGATGGTGTAGATAATCTTATGAAAATATTATATACCCTTGACGATGACACTAATGTTTTTGTAATATCTCATAAAGGAGAAATTTTAGACGGAAAATTTAAGCAGAAAATTGAATTTACTAAAGATAAGAATTTTAGTAAAATTTTAGCATAAGTGTTTACTTTACACAAAAAATAGTATATAATACTAATATATGATGGAGATATATAATGGAACTAAGCGAAACAACACTTTCAGTACTAAAAAACTTTTCTACTATTAACTCAAATTTGGTTATGCAGCAAGGTAATGTAGTACATACTATTTCAGAAGCTAAAAACATTTTGGCTCGTACTGAAATTCCTGAAAACTTTCCTCAAGCTTTTGGTGTATATGATCTAAATGAATTTCTCGGAGTTCTTAATTTAGTTGATATCCCAAGACTTACGTTTGATGAAAATTCTGTTAAGATTGGTGATTCTACTGGCCGATCTAAAGTAAAATATTTCTTTTCTGACCCAGAAATGCTTACTACTCCTACCAAAGAAGTAAAAATGCCTGAGGCAGATGTGCGGTTTACTCTTGATAACGATACTCTTAATCGCATTAAGCGCGCCGCAGCCGCTCTTGGACATTCGGAAGTATCTGTATCCGGATCCCGAGACAGCATTACCTTGACCGTAACTAGCTCAGATAATGCCACCGCAAATACCTATTCAATTGATGTTGAAGGTAGCTCAAACGCAGATAACTATAACTTTATTTTTAATATCGCAAACTTGAAAGTTCTACCAGGTACCTATAACGTAGAAATTTCATCTAAACTAATTTCGAAATTAACTCACTCAGAAAGCACTCTAACCTATTGGATTGCTCTTGAAAAAACATCAACATACGGAGAATAATGATGGCCGACCATAAACAAGCTTATGATACTATGAACAATATTGCTCGGAGCACTATTGCAGTAATTGATACAGTTACACAGCGCGGAGGATTCCGCGGCGAAGAACTTAGTACTATTGGGCAGCTTAGAGATCAAGCTACTAATGCAGTACAGATTGTAGAAAACTGGAAACAGGAACAATCAGAAGCCCCACAAGCCCCACAAAAAAAATAAAATGAAGAGTGACGAAAGTCACTCTTTTTTATCCTTGAATGAATAAAGTTATAGGTATTATATTATGAGCAATGATTTTTTGTGGACCGAAAAATATAGACCACAATGTGTAGACGATACAATTCTACAACCAGAATTTAAAGCAGTTTTTAAGCAAATTGTTGCAACAGGTGAATTGCCCAATATGCTATTTTCTGGTAGTGCCGGTTTAGGTAAAACAACTATAGCAAAAGCTATGTGTAAAGAACTTGAATTAGATTATATTATTATTAATGGTAGTGAAGAAGGTAATATTGATACGCTACGCACTAAAATTAAACAATTTGCTTCATCTGTTTCACTACAAGGAGGATACAAAGTAGTTATTTTGGATGAAGCTGATTATCTTAATGCACAATCAACTCAACCCGCTTTGCGTGGATTTATTGAAGAATTTTCTAATAATTGTCGATTTATTTTAACATGTAATTTTAAAAATCGCATTATTGAACCATTACATTCTCGTTGTAGTGTATATGAATTTAATACCACTAAAAAAGAAATGGCTAGCTTAGCAGCTGAATTCATGAATAAAACTATTACTATTCTTGAAAAAGAAAATGTTGCATACGAGAAAAATGCCCTTGCAAATCTTATTATGAAATTTGCGCCAGATTGGCGGAGAGTTTTAAATGAAGTACAGCGATATTCTGTTTCTGGTAAAATTGATGCTGGTATTTTAGTTAATTTAACAGATAAAACATTTGACGATCTCTTTTTATTTTTAAAAACAAAAGATTTTAAAAAGATGCGTAACTGGGTAGTTAATAATGTAGATACAGATGCTTCCTCAATCTTTAGAGGTATCTATGACAGAATGAACGATAAGGTTGATGCATCTACAATCCCACAGTTGGTTCTTATTTTGGCGGATTACCAGTATAAAAATGCATTTGTTGCCGATCATGAAATAAATATTGTAGCATGCTTAACCGAAATTATGGCTAATGTAAATTTTAAGTAAGGATTTTTATATGACAACGCAAGATAATGCATGTATTTTTGATTTTGAAACATTGTCCAGAGATACAACTAATGGGGTTGTTGTTTCAATGACAATGCTTAATTTTAGTGAAGCCCGCTTTACTACTCAACCATATACTTTTCCAGAATTAGTACGTGCCACAAAAACTATTAAATTTAATGTCCAAGAGCAAGTGAAAAAGTATAACCGTAAGATTGAAAAAGAAACCCTTGATTGGTGGGGTGAACAAATACCGCCAGTAAAAAAACAGATTAATCCAACTCCTTCTGATGTATCAATTACAAAACTTTATGATTTTTTTATTTTAAATAAACCATTTTCAATTGAAAAAATATATACCCGTGGTAATACATTTGATCCAATTTTTGTTGAAAGTATTATACGCCAAACTGAACATATGATGCCGTATGATTGGTGGGAAGTTCGTGACACCCGTTCACTTATTGAGGGTCTATCTTGGGGGACCGATTTAAAAAATACCTTTATCCCACCGAAATGTGAAGGCTTTGTAAAGCATGACCCTACACATGATATTTCAATCGATGTAATGAGAATGCAAACATTAGTACAGGCTATAACATAAAATTGTTTACAAAATTTTAAATTTGAGATATAATATAAAATGAACACCACTATTATTTCTTTACCCCGAACAGCATCTTCTTTTGTAATACGCCATTATGCTAAAATTCATAATTTGGTAAGTTATGATGAATTATTTAAATCGTACAATATTCATAAATTAAATGATTTTTGTTCTACTGATGCTTGCATAGCAAAATTACAGCCATTAGATTATTTCGATCATAACGAAAAATATAATATAGATAATATTCTTTCTAATAATAAAATATTAATTATAAAACCACCCACTTATTTAGAGTGCTATACTTCTTTTATAATTTCCGTCGCTATGACTAATAGAGATACCACTGGTGAGACTGGAAAGTATTGGAATTTAAAACTTATTAATAAATCAGTTAATGCTGTATTAACACCAACAGATTTTTATGCTCAATTAAAAAAACCAGTAACGCGCAAGGAATCTTTTGATGCTATTAGATATTATACCCGGCATGTCAACGCGTTTATTCGTCTTAATACTATAGTGAAGTTTTTATCAAATAATATAAAGATTATAACGCCATCAATGATATCTTCTTTTGATCCAAGCAAAGCAAGTAAACTTTCAAAAGATTTGAGTCAAAAAACAGATTTAATTGACGATTGGCCAGAAGTAAAAAAAGAAATTGAAATAGCAGCACACTCGCAATGGGAAAAAATTAATGAATCACTTTGATTATATGACATCAATTACTTCTAGTAAAATCGACATTATGTGCGATGATATAGATGAAAAAGCCTATAATTCATTTATGGTTAATCGCGGATTGTCATATTTTTATGATACTGTATTGTTTGCTAATGAAATGAACAAATATAGTCATTTGGATAGTAGATTGCAATATGATTTCTTGCGACAAATTGTGCGGAAAAAAAAGCGGTTCTCAAAATGGAATAAAGCATCTAAAGAAGATAATATTAATTTAATTAAAGAATACTATGGATATTCTAATGAAAAAGCCCATCAAATTATAGATTTACTATCCGAAGAACAACTTGCTGAAATAAAAATAAAACTTTTTAAAGGTGGAAAAAGAAAACCTTAAATATTTTATTTGTATAAATAATCCATATAAGCAACAATAATATGCTTTAGTAATAGTATATAATAACAAATAAAAAGATATGGATTGATTGAATGGAAGATAATAAAATTGCGCAGTGGTCTCCCGAGATGATGCTCGAAATCACTATTGCCGAGCCCGATGATTTTTTAAAGATTCGAGAAACCCTCACTAGAATTGGTATTGCATCAAAAAAAGAAAATAAACTATTTCAGTCTTGCCATATTTTGCATAAACAAGGCAGATATTTTATTGTACATTTCAAAGAATTATTTCTTTTGGACGGCAAAAAATCAAATCTTGAAGAAAGTGATGTAGCCCGTAGAAATACAATTGCTACATTAATGTCTGATTGGGGATTAATTGAAATTGTAAATGCTGAATTGGCAACTCCAGTATCTCCATTACGTCATATAAAAATTATTCCATTTAAAGATAAAGATAAATGGGAACTCTGTCCAAAATATAATATTGGTAAAAAATGACTTGTCCGGAATGTATGACAGATCTAGGTCAAGATAATTTTTGTCCGCATTGTAGAGTGAAAAGATAATTTTTTTATAAATCGGTATATTATGAAATTTGATATTAAGGGTTTAATTACTAGTTATGGAAAAGCTTTGGCTTTAGTTCCAGATCAAAGTACTTTTCGATATGATATTTTTAGACAATATGACCATCGGTTTTTATTTAATTTTAATACAATTGGATATAATAGACCTTTTACAACTAGAGCCTATATAGAGTTTTTAAAGAAAAATAAAAAAATATTAGATGATAATATTTGTTCAACATATATTAAGAATTCCATAGATCGCGGCCGAACTTATGATTGGTTAAACTATAGAAATCACGATGATTTATATTCTTATGATATTCTTTCTTTTTGTAGAACTACTGCTATTCCTAAAGGATATTTTAAATCAGTTAATTTTGAAAAAGATGGTAAGCGGATCGAGGAATGGAATTTTGAAAAATTGAGTACTATTTTTTTAAATCAACGATATAGAAAAAGTAGTATATATGTTCCTATAGAAAATAATATTATTAGTAATAAAATAATTCGCGGATTATATACTGGCCACCCCATGCTATGGTACTCAATACCAAATATTAAACCATTAATGGAAGATTTGGGGTTTAAATTTATGCCTTATATTAATTATGAATTTGATTCTATAAAAAATCCAATCGGTAGATTATTTGCTTTAATTAAAGAAGTAGAGCGTTTACAAACATTAGATATACCTCTTATATGCGCAAAATATTCTTATGTAGTATCTTCAAATAATCAAAATTTATTTGATAAAATCATAAAAAATTAAAAAAAATTATTTACATTATAGCTGAAATATGTTATACTATATAAATACAATGGTAATGCGGATAGACCGGTTACTTAACAATCTTGCTTGTAAAAGGAGAAAACTATGACAGGCGTTCAAAATTTATTCCCCCGTGGCTCATTTATTGGTTTTGACCATTTATTTAATGAGCTTGATCATGTTGCTAAACATGCTAATGATCATTATCCACCCCACAACATAATCAAAACTGATGAAGATAATTATCTAATCGAATTGGCTGTTGCGGGGTTTTCAAAAGATGAACTGTCAATTGAGGTCAAAGACCGAACATTAACAGTAACGGGTGATCACATTTCAAAGGGTCGTGAGTTTATTCATCGTGGTATTTCTACGAAGAAATTTAAACGCACCTTTAGGCTGTCTGAGCACGTTTACGTGCATGGAGCAGATATTCAAGATGGCATTCTAGCAGTTGAACTGAAATATGTTGTCCCAGAAAATCAGCGTCCTCGTATAATTTCAATTGGAAAAAACGAGGGTCAAAATGACACACACAATAACCAACTACTTACCGAAACTGACGGTAATCACCCCAGTCGTACAACTCTTTAGCGTTGTTAGCAATTACTTAACTAAGCTTCACGCTTCGTACCGTATGACAAGAGATGTTGCTAAAACTATTCAGGAGTTGAATAAACTTTCAAACGCTGAATTATCTGACATTGGTATTAGTCGTGGTGATATTTATACCATAGCTAATCAAAATGTTAGTGATTACCATGACAAAATTCGTGGGAGAGTGTAACATGGTTGCTATTACATATAACTATATTGCCAGTCCCTTTGCCGGTCTTGGTAAGAATATTATGAATAAACTGGAAATGATTGGCTATGCTAGAGCAGCAGCTCATTTGGCTAATCATGGTTTTCATGAAGAAGCTAAAAAGTGTATGATGGAATACGCCAAGCTTCAAAAGTAAGGGTCACTACTTAATAAGTGCGCGGGAGGCCACGGTTAGCCTCCCAATTTATTTTAC